CGGCGGCTGTTGTGCAGTTCCAATGTAAGGCGACTGCCGTGCCATCCTGGGTCACAGTATCCAGCAAGAAGATGTTCGAGTCCTTCGCGTGCGCGGCTTGACTTAAGGACAAACACCGCCGCGACAAAATCAGGCAGGTTGAAGATCTCCTGCGTCTCGCCTAGCACGAACTCACCAGGCGCCAGATAGTACGGGCTGGATTGAGTGTGATGGCTGATGTCGTATGGCTGAAGGTCCAGCGAGTGTTTGACCTCCAGCATCAGGTTGTTGCCGAGCAGTACGTCAAGGCTGGCAGGGTTCTGAAGATCTGGATTGTACGGAAGCACCATGGCTTCGTGAATGCACAATTCCCTGATTTCATGGTCTGGAATGATCATCAATAATCCCAACGAACGCGTGGTTGACCTTTGCGGATGCCAAGATGCACAAAACCCTTGGGCGCCCCATAGCCTACCGAGTACGGCCAGATACGATCGCAGAACTTCTGCACTTCGTAGATGTCGGTCTTCTCAACGTAGAAGTCCACGGCGCCGACGCTAGGTGCGTCGTATAGGTGTTCAGAGCTACTGGCACCACCAACACTGCGGTTGATAATTGGCGGCCTGTATCCGCTGGTGATGACCACGGTATTGTTGCCGAAGGTCATCCTGACGCGCTCTAGGAACTGCGCCAGCTTCAATGCCGTATCGCACTGGTGCTGATGGTCGAAGCGGCGCACCTCTTGGTAGAGCGCAAACTCGCCGTAAACGATGTTCGGCGTGATGCGGAAGTCGAAGGGACTGTCGGGCTTGAACTGCCCTGACTGGCTCCAGGTCTTGAACCATGGCCTGTCGCGGCGCATGGCGATGCTGTAGCCAGTGGTGAGGATGTCTTGCTCCAGTTCGGCGATGGCTGCCAGCTGGTGCGGCATTCCACGATTGAAGCGGAACAGCTGTTCCAGTGTGATCGGTGCGTTGTTAGTCACGTTCCCATGGAGAGTGAATGCTGATCGGGCCGCCAAGCAAACGGCTGTCGCCAGTTTGCGCCTCAGTGTCAACCGGATGATGCTGGATCACCGGCTCAGCCACGGCTGGCGGCTGCATGGCGTGCCAATCCTTGATGGCAGCGTCGAGCCGTGGCCCGACGGTCAACGCTTTGGGAAGGCAAGCCGCAGGAATTGGAGGACCAGCTGGATGATGCTGTTGGACTTGAGGGGGCTGATTCCGATGATCTCGCTAGCAGCTGCAACGGCAATGGCGATACCTGCTGCGGTGTTGGCGTCGATGCTCATGGGTTGACGTGATTGGTTGCTTCAAGCCTAGCGATGCGTTGCTCAGCGGTGCCCAGTCGTCCGAACAACTCGCGGCGATCGGTACGCATGTCCTCGCGAATTGCGGTCAGCTCAGTGGCGATGTGCTCGACGCCAGAGGACAGCTTGGCAATGGCCAGGTTGGCGGCCTGATCTTCCTTGCCGCGACGATCTACCCATTTGGCGGCATTACCGCTGAGACCACCTAGCACAAGACAGGCCACGCCCACTATCAGGTTTTCAATCATGGCCCGACGTGGTGCGTGGTCTCTACTAAATCAGCCTAGCGACCCTGGCCGATCAGTTTTTTGCGGCCACGCCGTCTAGGGCGTGAGTGCTGGCCTTGGCCCTGAGATGTGGTTTTTGGTGGTCCGGCCTTGTGCTCGATGCGGGCAGCGCCGGTTTTGGATTTGACGGCCATCAATCCAAGGGATGCAAGCTGGCTTGATAGGCAGCGATCACCTCAGGCGTCCAGAGTGCAGCGGCAACTGCCTGCAGCTCGGGGCAATCGTTGCTCACGTCATCACCAGGAACATGAACATGGCGATGGTAGGTCTTGCCGACCTCTGCGCCATCCTTCTCGATGATGTCAGCACGACGGCATTGAATGACGGAATAAGGCGGGATGATCTCAATCTGATACTCAGAACGCTCGGTGAACTTAGCCATTAGGGTCAACCTCCGGTTGAGACAGGTTTAGGCCGTAGTTTTGAGCCGTTGCGGGCTGGGAGTTATGCTGTTTGATAAGTAATCGTAGCAGTAAATGTTGCGGCTGTATCCATTGCAAGTGCAGCTGCCGTGCCATTGTTAACAGAGTTAATAGTTCCCGTTGTAGCGTTAGCAGTTACTAAGACAACTGGAATACCTGTAATGGTTAAATTGTTAGCGTAAGCTACTGTTGTCGGGTTAAGGTTGGTAACGTTTGCAGAAGTAAACGGCAAACCGCTGATGGTCATATTGCCTGTACCTGTATGCGCCGACCAAGTAAGGTTCAGGTGTACTGTAACTGTGTTTCCAATTTTTGTGTACCTACCAACTTGCACTGAATAGGTTCCAGCACCTGCAAGTGTTGTGCCTGCAATTGCTGGTGTCCAAGTCCCTTCCTCGTAATCATCCAATGTATTGGCATCACTGCAATCCACCTGCGTAGCTGGGAACGTGATGCCGTTGGATACTTGTAGCTTGCCGCCGTTAGCTGTACGGGTGGTCGTGCCAATCAGCAACTCACGCTGGTTGTTGATACGCATTGCCTCCGTCGGACTTGCCGCGCCATCTGCCGTAGTGGAGAACGCTAAGCGAGTTGGACAGTCACTCGAAGCCCAGGTCTGGCCATCAGAGGCGGCAGCAATAAATGCACCGGACTGAAATGCTGTGCCGTCGGAACCATTAAAGGTAATACGCCCTAGCAGCATATTGTTTGCAATAGCAGTCTGAGTGCCTTCTGTATCGCTATTGGATCGCGCTAAGATAACATCAGGTCCAATACCTAAACCACCACCAAGATCTACTGCATATGTAGAAAAACTATATGCGGCTATATTTGCACCATTAACGCCAGTTTTTGTGACTTGCACTCTGGGATCCCAGCCGCTGGACGTTCCTACTGTCACCAAACGGCTACTAGTCGTGCCAACTAAGAGCCTGGAGGAGCTGTCGATGCGCATCGCCTCAGCGCCACCTTCAACGAATGCAAGGGTGTCGGCTGCGGGGCTGTAGATGCCAGTGTTGAGATCACCAGTAAATGTGATCGACGGCGTGCCAACAGCGCCAAGGGGATGATCAATCGCAAGTGCAGAACTGACTGCAGTGGTACTCAGGCTGAGTCGTACCGTGCCGCCCGTGCTGATGGCTACTTGGTCTGCCCCAGGGCTGTAGATACCGGTGTTGGGGTCGCCTGATACGGCAATGCCTGGCAGTGCTGCGGTGCCTGCTGTGACGGCTAGGACGCCGGTCATGGTGCCGCCAGCCAATGGCAGCAGTCCAAGGTTGGCGCTGGCCAGCGTGCCGATCGTCACCCATGCCGTATTGGCCGCATTGCGAATCTTCAGCAGTCCGGTTGTGGTATCTGCCCACCACTGGTAGTCATAGGTGGTGGCTGGTGCAGTGGCGCTGCTGTTGTTGCTGACGATTGCCGCCAGCGCATCATTCAGGTCACTGCGTACTGCAGTGCCTGATCCATTGGCAATGACGTAATCGTGAGTGGCCACGAATCAAGCGCACATTATGCCCACAGTTTACACTTGCTTGCCGTAGCCGGTTGCGCTGTATGTGAAGTTACGGTCCACTGCCGTGCCAGCGCTGTTCCTGAAGGTGATCGTGAAGCCAGTGCCACTGATGCTGGTGACTTGGTAGTAGTCGCCGCTGGCCATGTTTTGCGCCGTGATGCCGATTGCAGGGAAGACCGTACCGCCAAGCGTGTAGAACGGATCGTCGAACACCACAGCCTTGGATCCTGCGCCGCTGGCAATGGTGGCAGTGCTTTGGTCAGTGCGGCGCTGGAATGTCGCTTCATAGCCCAGCGCATCGATCAAGATGTTCTGCGATGTGTTGCTGCTTTCTAGTTGGGCCTTGAACTGAAACGCCCTAGCCAGGAACGTGCCATTGACAAAATCCTGCCAATCAGACCACGTTGGAGTGCCGGCTGGATCGTCGTTGGTGGATCGCAGCAGCAAGCGTGCATTCACCTGATCAACCACGTCGCCATCGAAATTGGTCCAGTCGTCAATCAGATCAAATCGGGCATCAATCGTGTCTGTCGGGTAAAAGCCGCGAGTGACGAAATAACGCTTGAGGTCCAAGGCGTAGATCCCGCCAAGATCAAGGGTACTGGCAAACGTGTATTCGCCTTGCGTCAAGATGTTGCCCAAATAGTCGATGTTGCTGACCAGATCTAGATCTGGGATGGCATCAAAGGATGAGTCGCCATCAATCGTCAGCGCATCAAACTCATCGCTGTAAAACACGTCATCCTTGACGCCTTGGAACGGTGGAGCATCTTGATCTTCGCGGCGTGCATCAACAACGAGGTATCCCAGCGCATCAGGGAAATCAACGATGACACTCGCCTCATTGACCGATTGCCTGCCACCATCATCTTCAAACTTGGCAAGGATCTGACCTTCGACCAATGGCACGATGGCCTCGGTTGCGGCGCCTGCTTTTGCGGGGATCAGGTCAACGCTGTCACTCCATGTCGCCGTGCCGTCGGTCAGGTTGCTGTGGCGGATGTGGATGCGACCGCCGGTCTTGACGTCAAGGTCAACGGTTTGATCCCAGCGGAGGCGGGCGCTGTTGGCGCTGATCGGCTCGATCGTAAGGTTCTGGACGTTGCCTGGTGGTGCAGTCTTACCGACGAGCGCGAACTGCGCCGTAGCAGCAGGACTGAGCTTGCCAAGGCCGTTCATGCTGCGGATTTGAACGTAGAGCGTGCCAGCCCTTAGCCCAGTCAGGCGCACCGATGGCGAGGCTGTTTCGAGCTGGCTCCAGTTGTTGTCATCAAGGCGGTATTCAACGCGGAAGGTATCAACACGCGCCACCGGGCTGATCCAGCTGAGTTCAACAGCCGTCAAGACGCTTTGGCCGTCGACGTATAGGTGTTCGGTGGCAGTGGCTGAGTTCGGTGGATCAGGGACAGCGGAGAGATCGCTGATGTCCCTGAATTCCAGGCTCAGATCAGATTCAATCGCGGCATAAAGGGATTCGTTGTACGAAAGCGCCGTGATTGAGAACGCGCCATCTTGACCCTCGGCAACGCTGAGCACACGAAACAGGTTGCTTTGGATGTTGGTGGTTTCGATCAGAAAGACACCGGCTGGGTTGGGCGCCTCACTGAAGGCTGATGACACGGTGAACACGCTGCCAGCGATGGAGCTGATGTTGCGCGTCTCAACAAGGCCTGTGGGTAGCAGAACGGAGATTGTCGGGCTGTTTGCTGTAGTCGTTGGCAGCCCGCTGGTGTTGTCAACCGTGATCGCTGTCGTGGTGGCAGACGTGATGCGTCCTGATCTCCTAGATCCTGACTTGACTGGATCGGCGATGCCAACCACCATGCCAGGCCGCAGCACAATGCCGGAGTCAATGCTGACGCCGAAGCTGACGGTTTCAGTCAGGTTCTGCTCAGTTAGTAGCGCCCACTTGCCGAGGCGATGGGCTTGGCCGCGGCTGTAACAGCCAAAAGCCTTCAGGTCCTTGTTGATGACGCCGTATTTTGCGACTGCGCTGGAATCCTCAACATACTCAAACTCAACCTCGCCGAGCGATTCATAGGATTGATAGGCGACTGTGGCAGTGCTGTGGCGTGCTTTCTGCGAGCTTCCGCTGTAGCTGAAGTTGCCATCAATGACATTGCTTGGTCCGAGGATGTATTGAGCATCGCTGGGCTTGTCAGCCAGCACCACCATCGAACCAGCACCGTAGTAGGCGATGCCTCGGAAGATTGAGACAAATTCTTGGATGATGGTGTAAATCTCGTCTCTGCTGTTGAGCAAAACGTGGCACATGAAACGCGGCTCCAGGCCGCCAAATCCGTTGCTTACCAGCTCATTGCAGTATTGGCTGATTGCATAGAAGTCATAGCGGTCGAGGCTGGATTCTGGAATACCTGCGCCGTATCGAGTGCTGGTGAGCAGATCCCACAAACACCAGGCTGGATCGGCGCACCATGTAGCAGCGCCGAAGGTGCCATCCCAGACGCCAGCATAGGTGATGCGGCCTTTGTAGGTGGTAGTATCGACGGTAGCATTAGAGGGAAGGCGTACCTTGATGCCACGGATTAGGTACTTGCGCTGCGGGATGTTGTTGAACTGGCGCGAATCGAAGCGCAGATAAGAGAGTGCGCTGTTTGGGTAGCGCAGTTTTTCGTCAATGATTTCGGTGTAGCTGGACCAATAGGTTATGTTTTGACGTAATGCGCTGACCTCATCGGCCGAAACGCGGACCAGCTTGATGTCAACGGGGAATGCGCCAGTCAGTGGCACGATGTAGTCACGCTGATAGCTGTTTGTAGTTTTGCCGCTGATCGTGTCATCTTTGATAGTGGTGTAGCCGCCGCCATTGTATTGAACCTGGATCTGAATCCGTACCGAATGGCCGACGATGTCACCGTCGGTTTCGCTGATCCGAAGCGAAGGCAGTTGGATCGTGACGCGAACGCGATCAACGTCGGTATCGGTGATGGTACGAACTACAGGCGTAGGGTATGTGATTTCAACATTGACACCAGTCTCTGATTCAATGCCTTGAATGTTGGTGACGGCGGCTTGAGCCTGCGTTCCGGTTTTAAATTCTGTGATATAGCCAGTGAAATTAGCAGAGCCGGTAGGACCAAGAACAGGCGTATCGTTCAAATAAAAGCTCTTCAGTCCATCATCGAGCCCCTGGATCTCCCCTTCACTGAGTAGGTCCAGTACTGTGCCGTACTGGACTGACTGAAGCGAATCACTGGACTCAGTCATTGCAGCTGATCCACATCAAGGCCGCTACTGATCACTGCAGCGCCGGTGAACACGCGACCGTAGGCGATCGGTACTGGCAGTCCCTGTTTAGTGGTGTTGACGATGCCGCTGAATGTGAACGATTCAAGGCGCGCAGCTTCTTTGCCAACGTTGAAGCCAAGCTCCGGTTGAGGGGAGATCATCTGGGCAATCCCGCCAAGCAAAAGGCCGGTGCCGATGGTTGTGAGAACGCTGCTGACTGCGATTGGCGCGGCAAGGCCGAACAGGCCGATAGTTGCGCCCCCAGTGAAGAATGCAAGCGCGATCAATCCAATGCCTGCCAACACGCTGCCAAGGCCTTCCCCAGCGCCGGCAATCACAGGCGTGATACTGAAGACCTCACGCTCGCTCCAGGGCGTCACGAGGCCTTCGGGCGCGGCGTTGGTAATCTTCTCGCGGCCGACGGTGACGCGGAAGTGCATCCCATCGCCTTCGCGGTCAACAAACCAACGGTCGAGGCCGGGGAAGTTGACGCAAAGAGCTTTCAACGCCTGCGCTGGCGTATCAGCGTGAAATTCAAATCGGCACTGGCCCAGCTTCTTGCGGAGTGCGCCGTAGACCTTAACGACTTTCATGCCGTAGGACCATGGCCGTGTTTTTCACATAATAGCCGCCGAAGACATCACGACTCGACAGCCTGCCTTGAACGTGGTGCAGGATCTGCTGATCGCCAAGATAGATGGCGCCATGGTTTGGCAGGTTGGCGCTGAGCTGCATCAGTATGGAGTCGCCGTGTTGGAGCTCGGCAAAAGGGATCTGGCGGAATCCTTGACTGCGGTAGTTGTCGAGGTAGAGGTTTTCACCGCGCTCCCAGAACAGGTCACGGCGCTCGAAGTTGCTTAGCTGCAGATTCCATTCACGGGCGTACCAGTCACGGACCAGTGAGTAGCAATCGACGACACCAAACACAAACTCACGACCGATGTAAGGTAGTTCGTAGTCGGATGGCTCGCATCCGCCCCATTGCTCGGTCTTGGGGTTGACGATCACCCATGGCAGGTCCGTGGCATTGCAGCTGAGCTGATCGGCTGGTGACGGCTGCGGCTGCTTGGTCGGGTGGCTGTGAATGGCCGCGACGATCTCGCCAGCATCCTCGGCGGCTGCGTAATCGGTTGGGTCAATGACGAAATGCTCCGATGGTGTGGCGGCAATGTTGCGGCAGGGAAAGTAGCGACGACGCCCTTTGACCACAACGATCAAGCCGCAGCACTCGCGAGGATCTTCCGCCTTCGCGTGCGCAAGGATCTCGGACTTGAGGCGATCGGTCAGGTTCACGTTGTCAGCCCCGCTCCTGGGAATGATCCAAACGGCAGCTCGCTGGTTGCATCACCAAGCGGACCATAGAAACGCAACTTGCAGCTTGATAGCTTTTTGCCGCATACATCATCAGAACTAGCGCCAGATGGTACCAGTGTTAGGTATGCATCGCGTGCGGTTTCGTAAGCTGTTTTAGCCGTAGCCTCTGCCGAGACAGCCGAGTTGTAGGCACTTAGTGCTGTATTGTATGCTGCTTGGGCAATAGCGATAGCGGCTGCACCTGTTACCCACCGCTGGATCTTGTACATCTCGTACGGAAAAGAGCCGGAGACTAAATCACCACGTCGATATGTAGCGCCTAACGAAACAGCGGCATTGCTCCATTCAACTATTGTAACCTTTGTTTTGCTGTTGTAACGGACATAATCAGTGCTGGAGTTGTAGCGAGTCTCCTGCAGAACATAATTTCCTTGTGCATAGGACAGGTCATTGGTCGCTGTAGCAAGGGTTGCCGCTGCTGCTCTCTTGGTGGCGTTGGCGTTTTGGTATGTTGCAAGCGCGTCGTAATAGGCCTGCAACGTGGCATTGCTTGATGACGTAAGCCGTTGGTCGTTCGCACCAGCAACCGGCGCCCCGGCATAGCCGCACTCTGCCGAGCGGTACTGCCATTGGCAGATGTTGGCGATGATTTGCCGCTTGGGTATCATCATGCCTGCCAGGTCAAACTTACTGGCCAGCTCCCATTGCACCACGTCGCGGGTTTCGGCACTCTTGCGGTCGATGTACCAGATCTCATCTGGGAACTTCGCGTGCGGGTCAGCCGCTGCCTCGCCATCAAGAAACTTCTTCAACGTGCGGATGCGTGTTACGGTCGCGCCACCAAGGTCATTGCCTGGCGTGAACGCATTGGCGATGAGCAGCAAAGCGCTGATCTCGCCGCCGAGATTTGCGACGCTCAATGTTGGCCGCGGCAGGGTGCCGGTGTTGCCGTACTCAAAGCCCTCGGCCTGGATTGGCAGGCGGATGTAGGTCTGTCCGTTCCAGGTGATGTTGCCGGTAACAGCAGCATTGGCGCCAGCGTGGAAGTAGTAGGTATCGGAGCTGCCGTGGAGCGCAGCGACCAGCTGCAGCTGAAATAGCTCGATGATGGCATTAGGTGCCAGCGACGCCAGCTCTTCGTAGACGCTGCTGATCGCCTGCCAGGTGGCCGTGCCATCGGCGACCGTGCTGCCAATATCGGTCGGCCATGCGGGCTCAGTGCTGCCGCTGGTGCCTGCAACGGTGCAGCGAAAGACCAGACCGCTGATCTGTAGCGTCGTGGCGCGGCGTACATCACCGACGACGAACGCAGTGGTGGCGGCCCAGGCCGTAAAGCTCATGGCTCGAACACCTGCTCAAATGTGGCCGATAGGTTGGCTCTGCCGGTGTACGGGATCGCCTTGCTCCATTCGCGGCAGATCCACTTGTAGGACGTTGCCGTGTCGGGCGGCGTCCAATCGAAGGATTCCTGGCCTGCGCGTGCATCAAGGAACGATTCAAGCGTGTCGCAATCCGCTTCGGAGATGTTGTTCCATGCCAGCGCCCATGACTTCGGGTTTTGGTTCAATCCAAACGTCAGCCGCTGCTCGTAGCCATCGCCGAACTTGACGCTACGGACCGCTGGCCTGCTGCGCTTCTCGGCGCCGTAGGCAGGTGCTGGCGTGGAGGGAAAGGTAGCCATCAGGCGAGCAGCCCTCCAGGCCGTTTCTGTTTGATCAACTCCGATTGTACCGCTGCTGCCACTGCTATCCCGAGCTGCCTACCCTGTGTTTGGTCGCCTTGGACACTGCTGCCGCCGGTGGTGACGTTGACGGTGACATTGATGCCAGCGCCACCGAAGCTGCCGGTTGGCGCGATGCCGCCGCTGCGGCCTGGCATGAACAGCTCAGGTCCACGCTCGCCGACGAGA